CGCTATCAGTGCTAAGCAGACACAAGAAGGGAAAAAGTTCATGTTCGGAAAAAGACTAAACGAATACGTCGTACCCAAGGAGATAAGTACAGTCGTAATTCCTTTCCACCACTTTGGAAAAATTTAAAGGTGCCTTTAGTACGTCAAACAAAATCTTAATCCCATAGGAGACTTAATATCTTTAGCTACAGATGTCACCAATTACGGTATATTACAACCAGAATACAAACAGGTGTAAACAGCAACGGATAACTGTGCTTATAAAGCAGATCTCATGTACGGTGGTTTAACCTAATAGAAACGAATCTTAAAGACACATAACATTTTCGGTAAACAAATTTCTTTACCCACTTTAAGAAGAACCAGAGTTTTAAAGAATCCACTAGTAACAGGAAGAGACTTACCGAGAGGGACTCAAGTAACGTAAAACAGAGGAGTATTACACGTTTGTTTCGAAGGGGAACTCGGACATAGACCTAGCACGTAATTACAAGATAATATGCCAGTCAGAGGAAGACCCAGAAAATTAGCATAGGAAATTTAAAACTTAATTAACCAGCGTTATTAAATCGTACCATTCGTATACTAATAATTCGGCTCTCCACTTTACTTCTAAGTAGACGGCTCAAAAAGCCCTTCGTCCCATCACATTTAAAGGTTCAGATATTACTAACCAAAATGGAACAAGACCATAATACCTTATTATAAGATCATTCTATATGACAAGGACGGAGCCCATGTCTATTAGAACGGTTTTTTACCGAGCTATTAAAGATTGGTCAGCTTCTGCACATGCACTAACAAAAAGAGATGGATAATGTATGTGAAAGATTAATACGGAAATCTAGTTTAACATGCGATGACCTAAACTTGCCCCGTGAACGCAGTATGGATGTTGTTTGGTAGACAAGGAAGTGCTAAGGTAAATCACGACCCAGTTTTGATGAGAGAGTTTGCTTAATTCTGTTACCGATTTCTAGATGATTTGACAGACTAGATGGTTCAAGACGGATTTAAAGTTCAGAAGAATTAGAAACTGAAGGATTAATACATATCTCACATAAAGTAAATTGATCCGCTTAGAGCAAAAAAGATAAGCTAAAATTGGGATAAACTCATAAGAAAAGATGAGACGTATACCATGATGACGAAGTGCGGATAAAATCATACTGTTTTAAAGAAAGGAGATAAGTCGAACAAATACTCATTTAGACCAAGATGTGTGTTCTACGGGCCACTAGCAGTAAGAGGAAGAGCCGGGGCAGTAATCTATAAGTTGAACAAATGGATGAAAAAACGGCTCCCAACAAGGTTCCTGTCAAAAACTTCTTAATAGGTATTAGCAACGATTATGTTACTGAAAGATTTTCCTTATACTTATTAAAGCGATTTCAGCGCTTTTGACTCAACTCAATCATACATACTCAGACTCATATATGATTACACATTAGCCGCTCTTTTAAGAAGGAAAAATATCATATAAGACTATCCAGATTTTCATAAAAATTAAGGGAACAATCATGATTCAGAGTATTACGCAAAACTTAAAACTAACATTTAGTGCGTTATAAATGAAAAGATTCGATCTCCTAAGACGACGCAAAGAAAAAAGGTAAACGGTAAATGGGTTGAGTATTAGTCTAATTATGTGACTGAAACAGTTTTCAAGTTATAGGCGCAGTTAGTTGGTACAGTCTTTTCAGGCAGTGTCGATGGGACAACGTATAACGGAACAGCAAGGAACTAAGCTTTCCATTTGTTCGCAATAATTAGATCGCTCGAAGCTAACAGAAACGAGTATAGCTTCCAATAGGCCTACAACGCGCTTCCAAGAAAAGTATGTAGAGACGCTGACAATAATCGTTACAGATGTCCGAATTACCTGCAAGTTTACGATCTCATAGCATAATTCATCAAACTTTTATTTTCAGGAGACGACACTGGCGCAATGGCAAAATACGGAGCAGATTTGGACGCACTTCAAAGAG